GTATCATGAATTGATTCATGATGAGAAGGAGCAAGCAAATGTTAAATTAGACGAGGATTCGTTTAATGGAGCATAAAACAGAGTTAAGAGTTAGGGATAGAGGTTATCTAACGAGGATTGGTGAATTCTTGAACAAAGCTGGTAAGGTCTCTCTACTCCCTTCGGTGTCTAACACCGGTTTTCATCGATCTTACTGGCATTCACTATATGCTCCGTGGGTTTTTTTATTTTCCCACGGGGCCAATTATGGCGGAAATGAGGCAGAAATATGTCTAAAATAAAGCTGACCGCACTATATAGTAATCTCACAGATAAAAATGATTTTCAAAAAAAAATATATAGTCAAAATAATCTGTCATACTGTCACAAAGACAAAAAAGATAGAGAAATCAATACTAATTTAACCAAAAAAGTGACAAATTGTATGACATTTCATTTTTTAAAATCTGTCAATATGTCATTCTCTAGGGGGGTAAGCAATTATTTTCACATTTTAACTACTTGTCTATGCTCTCTCATCCCTATATACTCTCGATATGCCTAAGAAGAGAAGAAAACAAGTCGTGACTCATACAACTCCCGAGTTGCCTTTTCCTAAAGTCCGAGTGGAGTGGATCGACATTTTGAGCGATTCGGGCTGGGCTACTGATAAAGAATTTGATAAGATGAAGTTAAGCTATCCAGTTAACGAGGGCTGGTTGTATTCTAAAGATAAGAAATCAGTAAAACTATTTGCCTCCTTCGACAAGGATGATGATGGGAATATTACTTTTGGAGATCGGACGATGATTCCGACTTCTTGTGTGAAGAAGATTCAGAAGCTTCAATGACTTTTGCTTCTTTAGGTTTTAGTAATGGAGCGTAGTCGTCTAAAATTTGTTTCATTTTTGCTTCTAGTTGTTCTTCTGTCATATCCTCTAGCTTACCTGTTTTTATTATTTTTCTCTCTATGTATAATCCTGCTGCCTTTCCACGTGATACTTCAGCATTTACAGCAGAAGAGAAACTATTTTTCTTCAAAGCCGCCTGCTTAATTCTATCTAACTCTGCTAAGTGTCCATCATAAGTTACTTGATGTTTAGCTAATCTTTCTTCTTTAAGCTGACCAATGTAGGCTACAACTAATGGAGACTGTCGTGGACTCATCAATTCAGATCCTTCCACTCTTGCTCTTGTGTGACTGTAGCCTGCAAGTTTAGCCGCTTCCATTTGTGATACAGGGCCATCAGGTCCACCGAATACAATAAATTCTGCAAACCTTTTTTGCATTTCTGTTAATCTCTTTTGTTGCGACATGGTTGACAATGTTACCTTAAAATGCTACAATAGTCAAGTATGAAAGAAAATAAACAAACTTACACTCACTTAAAAGATTACACACACGACATGTCATATGAAAACGAAAGTTCTATTACTAATAAAGATAGAAAAAATTTAGATCTTACAAAACAAATAGATGAATTAAAAAAACAATTAAATGATGCAGTTATTATAGATAGTGTACATAAAAAATTAAATGGTACTCTTCAGAAAAGAGTTACTGAATTAGAAATAGATAATAAAAAACTTGCAGCTGAAGTTAGCGATCTAACAGAGAGATTATGTAAATGCGAGTAATGGATTTACAAGAATTTCTATCTAAATTTACAGAGTCTAATGCTGTAGGTAAACAAGGTAACGCAATATCTAATGCAGTTATAATGGTTGAAGTAAATGGTAGGCTTCACAAGATACGTAGAATGGAAGTTCAAGAACATTCCGAACCAATTATAGGCCACAATAGAATTCACACTGCACATAGACTTGTACTAAAAACAGAAAAGGAATCTAAGATACTAATGCCAGATAAGCTCATGAACGACTTCTAATGAGCGCACTAGTTACCTCGATTAAGACATGGGTCCAGAGGCAAAATTATACCAAAAAATCAGAAAAAATTCTAAAGGAATTTCATGGAATAGACTGGAGAATCGTAGTCTTTCCGGTACTCCTGATCTATTGGGCTATAATGATTCTGGCCACTTTTTCACAGTAGAACTCAAAGTAACAAAGGGGAAAAAATTAAAATTTTCACCGCATCAAATTGCGTTTCACGTGAAGCATCCACGCAACACTTTCATCATAGCCCAGGCCCTCGGTCCTAGGGCTTCAAAAACTTTTCCAATACCAAAGCCTTGGGTTGATGAACCAATATACATGTTCCGTGGTTCACAAATAAGGGAGCTCGCATCGCGAGGCTTGGAGCTTGAAGCTTGTGGCTTGGGGCTTGAGGATTCTATCCGCTATCTCTTGTCAATATGACAAATTGTCGCAGGTGCTTGGAGCTTGGTGTTTGTGTCAATGTGACATAATGACGCGCGACAAAATGTCGCAGCTTGGAGCTTGGAGCTTGGGGCTTTCATATTTTTCTTTTCCCCCGGAGCCCGCTGCGCGGGCCCTGGGTAACAGGTAGGATTATTCGAAATCTTTGGGGATGATAGTTTGGTTAGGATCAAACTTACGTGAGTACCGGATGATTTCTCCATCACGGTTCGTGGACCAGTGCCAGTCGGCCATGGTGCATTCTGTAAACTCGCCGTAACACTCTGCCAGGTCCAGCATTGCTGACCCGAGCTTCGTTCTTGTAAGTTTACGTAAACCTGCAAAGTCTCTTGAGCCGACAAGGCTAAAGATCTCTTCAATCGCTTTAACTGCTTTGTCTTCACGCTCATACGTGAACCCTGCATTCTTTACTTCTTCTCTTAGTCTTTTCATACAGTTCTCCTTTTTTATTTTTAAAATGATATTGTACCATGGATCCTTAAATTCTTATAAACGCGTTTTGTCGCACCCCTACATTTTGTGTCAATGTGGCATAGTGTCGCAGCGCTTGGCGCTTGGAGCTTGAGGCTTGTTGCTTGTGGCTTTTTGTCGCAGTCAATAGAACAAATTGACGCGCGACGATTTGTCGCAGGGCCCGCTTCGCGGGCCCTGGTTACAGGTAGGTTATTCAATTGATTCGCCTTTATCGTTGTACATCTTTCCTTTATCTACATCGATTAGGTAATGACCGTTATCACTGTTGTCGCCATCATTGCTATCTTTACCAAGATAGATGCTATAACTCAGCAGCTGATCATCTATGTCATAATCTTTCGTATCCTTATTGAAAGTATCATAACGCAGCTCTTCATGGTTACGCAGATGCGCAATGAACTGGACCATTAAGTTACGTGGCTCCATTCTAGTGAATGGATCTCCACCATTCTTGCCGTACTTTTCTTTTACCTTCTTAAACCATTGGAACGCGAACTTCGGAAAGTCGGTGCCGCCCCAATGATGGAAGAGCGCCGGAGATTGCTCCAGGTGCTCTTCTTTCTTTCTATTCACATACCATTCAGCGGTTTGCTGAAATGATATACTTACTCTGTCGCCCATATTGTTTTCTCTCTTTCTACCGTAAATGGTTCCTATATTATATTAGATATCATTACAAAAGTCAATGGTCAAAGTGTCGCAGTTTGTGTCAAGGAATATATTGACGCGCGACAAAATGTCGCAACCGCTTGTGGCTTGGTGCTTGTGGCTTGGTGCTTAGGGCTAGAGTTGGTATCTTGAATACCGCATAGATGGGGCTTCATACCAACTCAAGTATGCGAGAGAATTTCACTCTCCGACATTATTAGTCCTCTACTTGCCCTAGTTGAGGACTTTAGCCTGTCCCCTGAGGCCGGTCCTTAATGTTGGTCCAACGACGAAACAAAAAGGACCGCGACCAGTGAGGCTGTCCGGAATTAGTACACCCTCTCACTGATCCCAGGTCATTGACTATAAAGCGCGCCTGCTAGTGTACGTACACCGACAATGACCAGGGATCAGCTGATCCCAGATCCTACCGGCTGTAAGGTCCATTGACAGCACAAGTGTATCCACTTGATAGGATCAGGGATCAGTATTATTTTTTAGACATCATAATTTCATAGATTTTGTCAACTTGCCTAACATGTTCAGGTTTGTCGTCGTCATCCATGTAACCAATACCATAGCCTTGATCTTCAGCCATCTCACAGTTAGGCCAGATGTATCCACCTAGAAATTTCTTCACAGCTTTTTCTAGTTTTTTATATTTTTTTTCGTAGTCTATTTTTGTCATTTCTTATCCTTGTAATGTTCTTTGGCTAAACCATAAATTGAAACATCTTCAACCCAGTAATTGCCATCTTCACTAACATATTTCTTATACCACTCATCTTTTGAAAGTTTATCTAAATCAGCACACGCCTCTTTAAAATGAACAGCACTTTCATACATACTTTCAAAACTACTAACACTCGCTTCAAATTCATTCTTTAATTGTTTTAATTCTTCAAGTGTATAATTGTAAAAATTATGTACTTTAAACTCATATTCATTACTCATAATCATTTCTCCTTTTTTAAGATCAGCAATATTATATAGGATAATCATATATAAGTCAACTGACAAATTGTCACTACTGATCCCAGATCCATTGCGACTTGTACAACATCATTACGTCTAGCTATAGAACACAATGGATCAGGGATCAGGAGCAGTTAAGGATGCTCATCCACCGCTCCTGACCCTTTTTAAAAGAGACTAGCTAACTAGCTCGCCACTTTCAAAACTGTTTGCAAAGCTTGAAGCTCTTTCTTCTTGGGATTCTCGGAGCTCTCTTTCAGCTCTTGCGTCTTCTATCCCACGCATTCTTCTAACTACTTCAGCTTCGTACTCTTCTGTATTTATTTTTTTCTTATTCATACTTTAGAGTTTTCCTTTCTGAAGGAAGGTTTAGGGGTATGATTATGATAAATCAAACCAGCTTGCAACCTTGCCACCATTTGCCCAAACCATCTCGCGCCAGCTTCGTTTGGAGAAACCAAACCAGCTGAAACTAATTGCTTGAACAATTTATTATATTTATCTAACATAATTGTTATATTATCACCTTTCATCTTTCTTGGCTATTTGCCAAATTGTCGCAGGCCCTTTCGGGCCTGGAACTCTGTTTAATTAAGCAGGGATACTAACACTTTTTATTTTGTTAATATCTTTTGGAAGAATATCCAGAAAGAAAAACTTTCCATCTTCCTTTCCCACTATCTGACATCTAAAGATTTCACCATCATCTAGGGGCAGTGCTAATACTACTGGAAACAATTTCGATGCATCTAATTTCCACACATCTATTTCACTTCCACGATTGAGTTTAAGTCGCTTGGCTTTTTCTACCAGCTTCTTAAGTGTAGTCCAATCTAGGTATTTATGTTTTTTTACCATACCCATATTATATAGGAGAAATGTGGCAATATCATGGCAATCTACATCACATAATATTACGAAATATTACAAGAAACCTGTCAAGGAATATAATGTCGCAGCGACAATATGTCGCAGGGTATGTGACAATTTGTCATTTGACTTTTAAGCTGTATTCTAATATAATATAGGACAAATAAACAAAAAACAGGAAAGGTTATATGAGTAAAGGTATGGAACTCAAACTACATCAGCGAGAACACTTTGAGCAGAAAATAGATAAGTTGTTAGAACCTGAAATAGAGAGAGAAGAACTGAAACTAAAGACTACAATAAACAAAATACTTGATAAAGGAGTAGACAAGTTTAGCAAGTCAATAGGTGCTGATAAAGTCATAGCAAGACTTAAAAAAGCTGAAGAAGAAAAACGAGTGGCATCAAGACAGGCGTATATGTTTTTCAATGCAAAAGCGTCTAGTATTGTAGCATACAACAAAGCGAAAGAATATAAATTTGATAGAGATGATAAGGAAAAAATTTCTGTTGATGATTGTATTAGTCAGCTAGAAAAGTGGGCAGAAAAACAAGCTGAACAATTTGCTGAAACCACGCCTCAAGGACAACGATTAGCGTTCCTAAAAGCATTACAAAATAGTGCTAAAGATAAGGTCAAAGAAGCTAGTGTATCTGACGAGTTGAAGAATACATTGGATAACTTATTTAAAATGGTTGGTGTTTCTTGGGAAAGAAAATTACCAGCATTACCGAGAAAATAGGTTATGTCGTTGAAAGTAAGAGATGTAATCAGGGAATTGAAAAAATTCCCTGATGACTACAAAGTATCACTTGAAACTTATGAAGAAGATAAAGATAATAGTGGTGGGTATCAAAAAAAGAATATTGGTTGTATTAGAGTTGAAAAAGATACTGATGCAGGAAAATTTGTAGTAATTAGGTAGCTTGAAGCTCGGTGCTTGATGCTTGATGCTTAAGTACAAAAATAAAAAAAGAAAAAACCCAGCGACAAATTGTCGCTGGGTTATTATGTCTTATTGACTAACTCGCTATTTTACTTTTACCTAAATCCATCAAACTTACTTTTTGGATTTGGTAGCTAATATTTTCATTAGCGTTCATAATATCCTGTGCAATTTTAATATTCATTGCTTTATCCATACTATAAGCATTATCACTAACTATATTATATTGAGTTGGTGTAGTTTTATTATGTGGAAAATTCCACACTCTAATTACAAAATATAACTCATTCATATTATTTTACTTCCTTCCAAACATACATTTGTTTATTTAAATAAATTCTCACAGGTTGTAATGTTTGGATTGCTGTCCTGTGTGAATTTTTTTCAACATCAAAATATGTCAATGAGCCAGTTTTATTTATTTTACAACCTTCGTCCCATTTTGCCAATCTAGAATTTACTTCATATTGGTATGGTTTATATACTGAAGTTTGTTCTTGACCATCTTTAGTATATGTAGGCGCATAATAAATAGTAAATTCATCTCCTATTTTTAATGCTTTGTTTATTTGTTTTATATATTTTAACATAATATCTAATATTATCATACTGATAAGAAATTACAAATCACAAAATGTTACGAAATATTACAAGCACAATCATAGGTTGTATGCCCTGTAATATTCTGTAACATAATGTGATTTTACTTTTTATTTGAATTTTGGTATAATTACACTAATTTAATACAGGAGAAAAAAAATGTCAAAAACAAAAAAATACTTAGAAGACTTCGCTGGAAATTTGGCTCAAGCGATGATTAAAAATGGCACAAACTGGGATTGTATATTTAAAAGAAATTCAATGCCAGTAAATGCTTCAACTAATAAAAGATATAAAGGCATTAATTTTTTAATGCTTAATTATGAAACTCAGCAAAAAGAATATTCACAACCAATTTTTGCATCTTACAAACAGTGGGCTAGTTTAAATGCACAAGTTAAAAAAGGCACAACTGGAACACCAATTGTATTTTATAGACCAATTATGAAGGATTCAAAAATTGACCCTTCAAAAAAAGTTCAAGCTGGTTGCATTTTAAATTATTCTAAAGTGTTTAATATTGATCAAGTTGATTTAACTGATGCAAATTTTTCACCAGCTGAATTTAAAACTGGTAAACAATACTCTATTACTGAGATTGATAATTTTATAAAAGCTACTGAAGTTGAAATTACACATAGTGATGGTAAAGGTTGTTATTATTCACCAGCTAAGGATTTAATTAATATGGAATTGAAATCTAATTTCAAAGACACTAAAGAATCTGATGCAACTGTTCATTATTATTCAACTTTATTTCATGAGTTAACACATTCAACACTTCATGAAAAAAGATTAAATAGAAAAAATAAGTTTGATGATAATAAAAAGTCTTATGCTTATGAAGAATTGATTGCTGAAATTGGAAGTATTTTATTTAGCCATGAATTTAATTTTACTAAAACAATTAGAGACAATCATGCTAAATATTTAAATAGCTGGATACAATGTTTACAAAATGATTATACATTTTTAACTGGAGCAACAGCACAATCACAAAAAGCTGTTGATTTCTTTATGTCAAGTAAATAATTGTCAATGTGACAAAATGTCGCAGCACTTTGTCAATGTGACAAAGTGTCGCGGCGCGCGCTTCGCGCGTATTTACTCACTTATTTAGGTGCGACAAAATGTCGCACCGCGCTCCGCGCGACATCACACCACTGTGACAAAATGTCGCAGTAGGACCCAAAACCAATCTCAAATTTTTTTGAAAGGAAAGACCCCATCCACCTTTTTTTAAAAGGGGTCCCATTACTTTTCCCTTTAAACCTTGATTTAGACAGTCAATCGTGCTAAAAACATTTTCACTTAAAAAGAAAGTGCGAAAAATTTTATAAAATTTTGTATGAATTTGAATCAAGTAGATATTAGCAAACTCCCTTCAGACGTTAGAAAACAGTTTAAACAACTGAGGGTTATGCATGCTGAAAAAAAGATACAGAATAAAGCACAACATGACTTTTTAAGCTTTGTTAAGACTGTATGGCCTGAATTCATTGAAGGCGCACACCACAGACATATTGCAAAAAAGTTCAATGACCTTGCTTCGGGGAAAATTACCCGTTTAATCGTCAATATGCCGCCCAGACACACGAAGTCTGAGTTTGCATCCTTCTTGCTACCAGCGTGGATGGTGGGCCGTCAACCAAAATTAAAGATAATTCAAGCAACGCACACAGGAGAATTGGCCATTAGGTTTGGTCGTAAGGCAAAGCACCTAATTGATAGTGAAGAATACGCAAAAATTTTTAAAACAACCCTACAAGAAGACTCAAAAGCAGCAGGAAGATGGGAAACGTCCCAAGGTGGAGAGTACTTTGCAGCTGGTGTTGGTGGAGCAATAACAGGTCGTGGTGCGGATTTGCTGATTATTGACGATCCACACTCGGAACAAGACGCATTAAGCCCTAACGCTATGGAAAATGCGTACGAATGGTACACATCTGGTCCTCGACAACGTTTACAACCAGGTGGAAAAATCGTTTTAGTAATGACACGTTGGTCAACTAAAGATTTAACTGGAATTTTACTTAATAACCAGAAAGAAGTGAAAGGTGATCACTGGGAAGTGGTTGAATTTCCAGCAATCTTGGACCACGGAACTCCGGTTTGGCCAGAATATTGGAAATTAGACGAATTAGAGAAAGTAAAAGCAACTTTACCGGTTCAAAAGTGGAATGCACAGTGGATGCAGAAGCCAACTTCGGAAGAAGGAGCAATAATTAAGCGAGAATGGTGGAGACCATGGAAATCTAAGTACATTCCGCCACTTCAACACGTAATTCAGTCATATGACACCGCATTTTTGAAATCTGAGACTGCAGACTACTCTGCAATCACTACTTGGGGTGTATTTTACCCATCTGAAGACCAAGGAGCGCAATTAATGCTTTTAGACGCTGTAAAAGGCAGATATGAGTTTCCAGAACTAAGAAGAAAGGCTTTAGAGCAATATAAGTACTGGGAACCCGAAACAGTTTTAGTCGAAGCTAAGGCATCAGGTCTACCACTTACATATGAGCTTAGAAAGATGGATATCCCAGTAGTAAACTTTACACCGAGCAAAGGAAATGATAAACATGCTAGAGTAAACTCAGTAGCACCTTTATTTGAGTCAGGAATGATATGGGCACCTGAACAAAAATTTGCTGAAGAGGTTATCGAGGAATGTGCTGCATTCCCGCACGGAGATCATGACGATTTAGTCGACAGCATGACTCAAGCGGTAATGCGTTTTCGACAAGGAGGATTTGTTGCACACCCTGAAGATTATGTCGAAGAAAAACGTGAATTGGTTAAAAGGGATTATTATTAATGGGATATACACAATTTTTAATGTGGGTTGCCAAGCAAGGCTTAAAAAATAAAGTTTTGCAAAAATATTTAAATAAAGCATGGCAAGAAGCTTCAAAAGCAGGTAAACCTATTATTGAAAAAAATTTTCCTGCTCTACTTAAAAAAGCTCAAGATCTTAAAACAAATTTTAAAACATTTAAACCTAAAGTTGTTCCTAAAGAAATTGTTAAACCTAAACTTCAAATAGATAAATCTAAACAAATTATTGAAGGAATGAAATCAAAAGGTCCTCAAGTTGTGAACATTGGAGATCGGATTATTAAACAAATGCAAAAAGAAGGTAAGACAGTTAAGTTTGATGATCTTGTTAGAATTTATAGAAAGAAGCCACCTAATCTTAAAGCAGAGGGTGGTATTGCCCAATTATTAGGAGAAGGAGGAGGTGTAATACTTCCACAACCTAAACCTTATAACTTTGAAGAAAAATTAGATTTTTTAAGAGAAATAAAGGGTGGAGTTGGACCTAAAACATATCTTCAATTAATGTCAAATACTTTAAATGAAGGCGTTGAAAAAGAAGCTATTACCAAAAAAGAAAGAGACAATTTTTTAAAACGATTTACTGGTACAATTTCT